ATACCGCTACGATTTCGTAATGGTCACCACCTAATTCCTTAATAGTATCTAGCGTTGCAAGGTTGTTGTAAAAGGTCGTCTCAGTCCTGACAAGCGTATCAGCCCTATGATAGGCAACTCCTGTACGTTCAGAAAGAGCCCTAGCCATTCTATCAATAGACCAACCGCCTGTTAGGCCTTTGTTGATTGTATCGCTGATAGATTTATAAACAGCTGCATCGTGTCCCCACACATTCGTTGAGAATGTTTTACCACTCCAGTTACTAGCCATCTTATGCTTAACTGCATCGACACCCAATATTGGTTTCTCTATGATTCCGAAGTGTGCCAAGTTCTTAGCTTGATGGATTTTACCTTTGATGTAGACGTCGCTCAGAGCTTCTGTGACCTTGTCATGTATGCCCTCTGGCTTTCCGTATAGCTCAGCCGTCAGACGCTCAATTTCGGCAAGCAAAGCCTCCTTGCGACTGATACGGTGGCGATAGCTCAGTGCGTCCAACAAAGGTGTCGGTGTGTCAGGATTTAAAGCCATCTTACGGAATCTTTCAAGAGTTACATTCTTAAACTCTCTACGCTCTTTATCTGTCAGATATTGCTTGGCCTCTGCGTGAGTCATTTTATTATCAACTGCATACCTAACATAAAACTTCTCAATCTCAGAAACCAGCTGGTGTTTATAATCTGCTAAGGATTGACCAATCTGGGCCATATACCTATCAGCAACTATCTGAGCGTTGTGCTCCTGTTGTAAAGCTCGCTCAGTCCAGTACTCATCTATCTTTTTCTTGTCCTTGGTCGTCATGGTCATCCTCTACCTTTTTGAAATTGGTCTGAGAGTATGGATCTTGTCCTTGTTCCTGTTGTTCTTTCAATCGTTTCTCAACCTCTGGTTGATACCATGGATGTTGTTCCCGAATACTTAGGTCGTCTAAGATGCCGATTGAGTTTACACAATCTTGAATAGCTTCAGACTCATTTGAAATGATGTCACGGTTAAAGACATAAGTAAATTTAGATGAATCAAACGCTACTCCTTTGTTAGCTGCATACTGTTCTACAAACCAAAGAAATTGCTTGATACCTTTTTGAAACTCATTTTCTAGCTCATTACAGTCCAAATCAAGGTCTGTATAACGCCATTTAAGAGCCTGACCGCTGGCATTACCTAGATTGTCATCTTGGGTATCAATGGCTCGTGCAGCCTCATACAAGAACTTACGAGAGCGCTCGATATCCGCTTCAACTCCACTAGTATCATTGTCTGCTTGTAAGGTATCTACACCACCATCACTAGAAACCTTGATAGAGCGGAACTTATTCAGATTATTCATGAACTCGCCCAAGTCTGCGCCCTGATAGTTTTTCAAAACATAAATCAGTTTCGGCATATCTGCCAACATATCAGCATTAGTAGACATTTGAAGTTGAATATTATCAATCAGAGACTTGGTTTGGACTAAAAGACCGTCCTCATACTCGTTGTAGCGGAATGGAATCAGAGGGACTTTCTCCCAAGTATAAGGAATCCGTGTACCGTCTGCATTGACATAATAAAAATTCCCCTTTGTCTCCTTAGACAGTGGATTTAGTTCGAGGTGTGAACCTGTCCAGATATAATCTGTAATTCCTTGTTCATCGTAGTATTCTACAAAGGTTTTGGTCTTCTTCATTCCGCTTTCATAAACTGCCTGTTTGTAGACACGTACAAAGGCAGATAATTCCAAATGACGCTCGTCTTTCCAAAAAGGGATAATCTGTTCACTTGGGATTTTAAACAAGCGTAGACGACCATTCTCATCGTAATAAGGCAAGCCATAGGCTATCCCTTTCATCACTGCTTCCTTACCGAGCGACTTAATCGTAGATAAAAGGTCCTCGTCAAACACACTATCTAGGAAATCTTGTGACTCTTCTCCCTCAAGCGAGATTGTCGGTTCTTTAGAAAACAAGTAACCAACCTTCTGGTCTACCAACTTCTTGAACAAGCCTAATTCAATCCTTGAGTTCGTCCGCCAGTCTACATCTACTTTCTTATTTCGAATATCCGTTCGGTTTCGATAATAGTCGTAAGCCTGTTTCATCGTGCTTACTTTCTCAGAATTCTGATGTTCTCTTATCTCAATCTCTAGTATTTCGTTTTGGGTTGTATTCTTAATCAACAACCTCCTGATTAACCATTTAAACCAATTACTCAACATTTCTCCTTCTCCTACCAGAATGATATTCCTGGTTGTCTCATATCGTCTTCAAACGCATATCTTGTAGCGTCGATTGTGTGGTCGTTTACTTCTTCTAGCTTGGGTTTGGGATTTCCATCACGGTCAACTGCATAGTCCGCACTTTCGAATTCTCGTGCAATATTCGGAGTGCGCTCTGGATCTATCACAATTGCATCCAAATCATCTAACCAGCGTTCTCCATACTCACGACTATCAGGACCTTTCTTAGCACCTTGAACAAGCGGAATATTTAGCTGCAGTTTTAACTCATCAATCGACTTAGGTTCTGCGCTATCACAGGTTATCATCTGAGATTGATAGCCTTTCTCACGGATTCTTTCAGCCAATTCACGGTTGCTAATCTTAACGCCGTAAATCTCATCGATAGCGTAGATAACTCGTTTCTTCTTGTCGTAATGCCATCTTACAAAGGCCAGAGGGTCATTAGCATATCCAAAGTCATTTCCTTGCCGAATATTATCAAACCTTGCTATCTCCTCATCTGTAATCTTGCGGAATACCAGGTTTTCAAAAGGTGCCACACCCGAACCGATAGCCTCGCCCAGATACTCCCAGCGGTAACGCTTCTCTGAACGCTCTTTCGTAGCCTCTGCCTCTTCTATAAATTCTTTGGCGATAAAAGGGTTATCTTTGTATGTCGAATGGTGTACATGCGTGTTAGGGGGCTGTATAACACTCTCGTATTTTTTATTTACCCAAGACTGTTTTCTTTTTGGAGGATTGTAAGAGTAAAAGAATTTATAAAAAAGACCATCAGCCAATTCTCCACGTAGGAGTGAGTTGGTGATTGTCTTTACTTCATCTTCGGTTTTAAACTCAGCTAACTCCTCAATCCATCCTATCGCAAACGGAAAGCGACTGTCTTTCAAGGATTTAATACGCTCTGGATCTTGCGCACCACGGAAGATAATATAATTCCCTCTTGGTGTATAGGTTATCTTCAAAGGCGATTTATTAAACTTAAATAAATGACTAACTCCTTGCTCGCTAATCGCCCATTTCAATTGCTCGTAGACCGATTGTTCTAGGGTATTATCTGTCTTACGAATGCACACGGCATTGACTGGATAGCGCATAATCAGTTGAACAATAACGTGTCCGATGTCGCTTGACTTACCAGAACCACGCCCGCCTTTTTCAACTACATGTAAGATTTTAGGGTCAAATGCTGCACGCCACATAGGGTAAAAAGCCTTAGGAATAAATTCACTCATTCTACGCTTCATCGCCAACTCCTATATCATCAACGAATTGAACAGCTGAAGACATTTCGATTTCTTTTCTCTCTAAATAAGCCCCGTTCACTCTGAATATGTGGTCTAGAGACCGCTGTCTTTCTTCAATCGTTGGAGTAAATTCATAAGTCGTTTCCGATACCTCCACACCTTCAGCGGTCTTTACAGTTTTCTTCGAATACCCTTGTTGAATTTCCCCTCTGGCGATACTAGCAGAGATTGCCAAGGCTTCTGCGATTGACATTGAACGTTCGTCAAAAAGTTCTTCTGTACGTTTTTTAATGTATTCAGAAATGTCAACTTTTGTCAATAACTTATGTCCTATAGACCTCGCTGTTTTATCAGAATATCCTGCTTTTATTGCAGATTGTGTTGCGTTTCTACTGATGATGTACTCATCAGCGAAGTGTCTCTGTTTATCGTTCATTTTCCATCACCACCTTTTAAATAATCAAAAAAGCCACTCAAAGAGTGACTGTATGCGGTAAGTGGGTGCCTCCCCCACCAGAGCCTTATATAGCGCTACTTTATCTCTGTCCTACAGGTTAATCAGCCTAAATCTAATTACCGCCCTGTACCCCTATTGTGATAGCTACTCACAGAGATACAATTGGAACGACAGGACTCGAACCTGTGACGTCTCAATTCCCTAAACAGGACTTAATCCATCTACCATATATCCATTAGCCAGCATGAGACTACTGCTTTAAGCGAGTGACTTTTGATAACTTATAGTTTATTATCTTGTCCACAAATATTCCTACTTGTATCACTCATGCACGATTGGTTAGACCAATCACTCCTTACATCGCAAACTACTAAGCCATTTTTCAATTAACGAAGACCCCGCTAAAAGTCTAAGCTGCTTTACTCTTTGACTTTACTCTTATCCTTGCGAGACTTGAGCAGGCAATCTAATTGCCGAAGTGCACTTTCGTTTACGACGGGCGATGACTTTTGCTTTTTTGAGTTTTTTTCTATCTTGAATAGCTTTTAAAATATAAAAATCATCTTTCATCTATCACAGACACGCATCGCCATGTGTTTCATTCTCTTTTGAAGAACAAAATGCACAGCGCCTGCTTGTTATCGATTGTTTTGCGGACAATCAACTCACCTTACATACTTTTGGGAGGCACCCAATTTTTGTAAGATATGGTATTAAGCTCTTGTTGCACCTCGAACCAAACACCTCTTTCCTCTTATAGACTCGTTTCACAGCCAAACTGCCACGTTTGCATTTCCTCAGCACCTTGCCGTTGGAATCTTTCTGCTTTAACTTCGCCTACCTATTCCAAAACTGAAATAGTTAAGATTAAATTGCTTAGATTGACCATTACTGGCAGGATGTTTGATAGATTTAAAAACATCCTTTTCCTGAGTTACCACAGATTATCTAGGCTAAGCCCTAAAAATGCAAGGTGACTACAACCTTGCGTGTTAATTACGTTAGATTATTTATAAACAACAATATACGTCGGTTTATTCTTAATCATTACAGGTTCTTTGATACACAACAATTCTTTTACAGTTTTCGCAAATTGTTTCGCATCTTCTAATTTATTGAACATTGCTTGCTTCATTTAAAATACCTCGTTGTAAACCACAATCTAAACGGCGATGTCCGGAATCGAACCGAAAAAAATACATAGGAGAGAAATCACTTTACGCCTGTCACCGCCATGTGAGGCCGAAGCCTCAGAAATAAAATGAAAAATATAAGGAGTTATCAGTGCGCTTACCGCTTTCGGCTGATAATACTATTTTAGCAGATTGAAAGTGTCATTTAGTTCGATTAGTTCCATTTTTTCGATAAACTTTTTAGTGCGCTTTCTCTAGCCCGTTTAATCGTACTACGACTGCACCTTAATTGTATTTGTACTTCATTCCAAGACAAGCCATCGATGTATAATAGACGCATCACGATATTCTCAAACGGATCTTTAATTGATTCGATAGCCCTGATAAGTTCATCCTGTTCTTTATAAATCTTCTCGATTTCCTTAAATAATTCATCAGACCTATCAATCACTTTGATATTAAACTCTTCAGTCTGATTGTTATTACTTTTTGATTTAGGCATACTATCGAAGGACTGCCCTCTTAGTACACCCGACCTTAAACTGCTTATCTGTCTATGTAATGATTTAATCTTAATGTTAGCATAAGGTAATTTCTTCAACCTCTGTTTAATATCTACTGTCAATCATACACCTCGATTCCAAAGAATTGACAGATGTCTTCTGCCTCACATTCGGAAATTTCCAAACCTCTCTCCCAACAACTTATGATTGTTGAAGGATACCCTAAATGCTTTGCTAATTCTGTACGAGTAAGACCTTGCTCCAAGCGTTTTTCTTTCAAGAGCGCATTAATATTTCCGATCTCACATTTCTTGAATAAAACATCTCTGTCCAATCCTAACTCTTTTGACAGACGTTCTTTCTGACGATCACTTGGTATCAGACCTCGTTCCCAATTTGAAAATGTCCTTGGACTAATACCAAATCTCTTTGAAGCTTTTCTTAAAGATAGACCTTTACCAATTCGCCATAATCTAATCTGTTCTGAAAAAAATTTACTATTCTTCATCATCTACCTCGATCTTTATCACTTTCCTGCCATTCGGATATCTATTCCAATAAGATTTCCAAGAGTAATATTTTATTGACGCTTCACTTATCCCTGTTTCTTCGCTAATTTCCTCAAGTGTTCCTAAAGCCACGAACGTATCACCTTGATACAAAGCGTACTCACTCATGCTCTATCTCCTCGATGAGCCAGTCAAGATTCTTTCTGGCTTTCTTCAGGTCTTCAAGACCGTTTTTCTTCTGGAATCGCAGTTGATACTTCAAGGCATTTCCAAGATAAAAGCCTTTCAGCTGTTCTGGTGTCATGAAATTCCTTAAGGCATCGATAGATTCCATGCCAAATCTTCCTTGGTAGTGGCTTGGTTTGTTTACGTTATCAATTATTTCTGGATACATTTGATAGCCTCCTTAAGTTCTAAGATTATTCGGTTCCATTCTTCTGTTGTTGTTTCTCTAAAATCAAACTGAGACATCATTTCAGCTCTTTTGAATAATGCCCTCTTAAAGAATGAAGTTTTTCTGAAAAAATCCATATCATCTGTTTTAAACTCAGTCGTGATTTTCTTTCCATATCCCTCTATCTCTACATAGACTCTTGTTTTACTATAGAGAGGTAGAGGCTCCGCCCAAACACTTCCTTTCAAGTCTAATTCATCGACTTTTTTAAGCATTAACGATATTTTCTTAGCTTCACTCTCTTTTTTAGCACCACTGAACGGGTATCTTTTTGGTCTCATTTCTTATCCTCCAAAAGCTCTGGGTTTTCGTAGATGTTGCCGATGATTTCTTCATGCTCAGTCCACGCATATCCTTCTCCCAAGTCTTTTAGGTATACAGCTGGCATTCCACCTATGAATGTACCACCATATTCTTTTTCTAAATACACTTCATGTGGACATCCTCTTGTGCATTTGATAATATCTCCGACAAAGACCTCCTTACCGTTTCTGTCAAACAATCCTGTTGATTGGCCTAGTGTGTCAGGATTTACTGGACACCAAGAACCAATAGTAATATACTGTTCGTTAGCTTCAATAACTTGATTGATAATAAATGAATACCCTTCATCTTCAATCAAGTACCCATACTTCCACTCTTCTTCGCTAAAAGCTTCAACGGAACGCCCTCTAAACTTCGGTATCATACCAAATCCTCCTCTTTGACGAACGAACCATCAATCCAACGACCTTCGCGGTCTTTGATTTCTTGGTATGCCAGTTCAAAACATTCCTCGAAGCTATAACCAAGTGCTTTGCTGATTATCCTTAAATAGCGGACT